ATCAAGTGGACTTAACTTGAGCCGTATTAACCCCACCCTTCTTGCCTTGAGCGCTTCGGCGCTTGTGGGTATTGCTATACATGAAGGGTACAGTCCGGTTGCCTATGAACCTGTAAAGGGCGATGTACCCACGATTGGTTTTGGTACAACAGAAGGTGTTAAACACGGAGATACCATAACTCCAGAGCGGGCCTTGGTTCGCTTGCTTAAAGATGCCGACAAGTTCCAAACCGCCGTCAAGACCTGTGCCCCTATACCAATGTTTCAATATGAGTTTGATGCATATGTTTCGTTGACTTACAATATTGGCGCAAAGAACTTTTGCGGTTCTACGTTAGCAAAAAAACTCAAAGCCGGTGATTATGTCGGAGCTTGTAAAGAAATTCTTCGCTGGGATAGGTTTAAGGGCAAGCCATTAGCAGGATTAACTAAACGCAGGCAAGAGGAATACAACAAATGCTCGGGTTCCTAATGAATCGCTGGGTATTAGGTGGATTGGCCGGGCTTGTAATGCTCGGTTTTGTCTATTTTAAAGGTCTTAGTCAAGGCAAAGAAGTTGTCCAACAGAAATGGGACGCGTATAAAGTAACGCAAGAACGCGAAGTTCAAATACTCAAAGACCAAGCCCGCGAAACAGAACAAATCCTACAAAAAGAAATAAACAAGATTCAGAAGGAAAAAGTTAATGCAAATCAAATTGCTACTACTCGGTACAACGCTCTCATTAACAGCCTGCGCAAGCGCCCCGAAGCCCGTCAAGACCCAGTGCCCAACGATTCCGGAAGTGATGTGGGATGTACGGGTGCGGGATTGGCAAGGGGAGATGCAGAATTTCTTGCTGGGTACGCTGCCGACGCAGCCCGGCTTCAAGCTGCCTATGACTCCTGTCGAGAAGCCTACGAAGTAATACATCATGCCACTCGGTAAACTCGTATTTAAACCCGGCATTAACCGGGACCAAACAAATTACGCTTCCGAGGGTGGTTGGTATGAGTGCGACAAAATTCGGTTTCGTTCTGGATTCCCTGAAAAGATTGGTGGTTGGCTTCAATACAATACGACAAGACTAATTGGCGTTTGTCGTTCTTTGTTTTGCTGGATTACAACAGATGGCAATAATCTTTTAAGCGCCGCAACAAACAAAAAAGTTTATGTGGAGTCCGGAACTCTTGGTTTTGATATTACCCCAGTTAGAATGATATATACCAACCTTGGTATAACTGGACTTTCGGCAACGGCATCTGTTGGAACTGTAAACGCAGTAATAGGAAACCCTGTTACTGGGGTATCTGCAAATACTTTTGTTGGTAATGAAACTGTTTACACGCCATCTACTGTAAATGGAAATTCCGTAACTAGTTATTTGGGTGTGGTTGGAGTGAGAATAACATGAGCATTCTTCAAACCACAATTGGCTCAAAAGTGGTTACCGTTAACATTCCAAATAATGGAGCGTTAGACGGTGACTATGTTTTATTTTCTGACATTAATACAACTGTTGGTGGTATTCCTTTATCTGAATTAAATACCAATCATCTTATTTCAAATGCTTTAGTCAACTCATTTACTATTAGTGTTGAAACTGCCGCCACCTCTACGGCATCTTATGATGGCCCAATAACAGCAACATTTGATATTCATTCCGGTAATGAAATTGGCTCATTCGGTTATGGTTGGGGTGCTGGTCCTTGGAGCAGAGGCGCTTGGGGCAGTGGATGGTCTATTCCAATTTACCAACCTCCCAGACTTTATACACAAGACCGATTTAATGATGATTTGATTTTCTGCATAAGAAATGCAGACATTTATTACTGGGCTTACGACAATACATTTTCAACCCGCGCGGTCCTTATGTCTTCATTGAGTGGCGCAGCGGACGTACCACAACTTGTGGGAAGCATTTTAATGTCGCAACAAGATAGACATTTGATGGCATTTGGATGTACTGCATACGGCAGTAGTGTTTATGACCCGCTATTGATTAGGTGGGCAAGTCAGGATGCGCCTGAATTTTGGACGCCGGGAACTGTGACGGTTCCGTCTACCGGACAACTTAGTTCTGCTGGATTCTTTAGGTTGACTAATGGCTCTGAAATCATTGCAACAGAACGCACCCGCCAAGAAATTCTTGTATTTACAGATTCAAGCCTGTATTCAATTCAATATGCCGGGACCGACGCTGTGTTTACATCGCCACAGCAGATGTCTGATAACACATCCATTATTTCTCCGGGCGCATCCACTACTGTAAATAACGTTACATATTGGATGGGTATTGATAAATTCTATGCATATAACGGTCGTGTAGAAACTCTTCCGTGTACATTGCGTCAATACATATTCCAAGATATTAATCGTGCAGCATCCGACCAAATTGTTTGTGGAACAAACGAACAATTTAATGAAGTCATTTGGTTTTATGCATCAGAAGATTCTAACGAAGTAAATCGTTACGTTATTTATAACTATTTAGAACAACTTTGGTACTACGGCAGTCTTGTAAGAACTGCTTGGTTGGATTCTCCTTTGCGTGAATATCCTCAAGCAGCCTCCACCAATGGTTTGATTTATGACCATGAAAAAGGCACAAATGATGACCTGCTGCCAATGACTTCATATATTTCGTCTGGTGATATTGACATCCAAGACGGCGACCAGTTTATGTTGATTCGCCGCATCATTCCTGACGTTAATTTCACCGGCACAAATTCAAACACAGCAACTGTAAAAATGACTATTAGTCCCAGAAACTTTCCGGGCGCTGCGTATCAAACAAACAATGCAGAAAATACTGGCCTGACAAAAGACGTTGATTTGTCAACTACGGTCCCTATTGACCAATATACAAATCAAGTATTTATTAGAGCCAGAGGCAGACAGATTCGTTACAAAATTGCTTCAGATGAGCTTGACGTTCAGTGGCAGCTTGGCATCCCGCGCGTTGATGCAAGACCGGATGGCCGGAGGGGCTAATGGCAAATTGTGTTGACATTCTGTTTAAAGCACCTGCATTGCCATTGCCGTATGCACAATACAACTCAGACCAGCAGAACCAACTAATCAATTCGCTGCGTTTATATTTTAACCAGTTGGATTCTTACAACAGACAGGTGGCTTCGGTGATAAACGGGTTTTGTAATGAGTCAAGCGTTTTTACATCAACCTCTTTAGATGCGTTTGGTCGCCTTCGTGTCAGTGAACCCTATACACTTTTTGATAGCCAAAACAGATACGCCGTAGACAACCAGTTTGACGTATCAACTACAGGCACTGGGACAACATCGTTCCTGTCCAACGAAGCTGCGGTCAAGATGGAAGTAACAGCGGGGGGTGTTGGGTCTGTGCTTCGCCAGTCATACCGGTCGTTTCCTTATCAGCCGGGTAAAAGTCTGTTGGTCTTGGCTACGTTTGTGATGGACAGCAGCACAAGCTCAAACCTGACCCAACGGGTTGGTTACTTCAATACTCAAAACGGCGTCTTCTTCCAAAGAGTCGGCAGCGTTAATTCGTTTGTTCTTCGTTCTAGCTCTACTCCTACCCCCGGCACGCCGAGTGATGTGCGTACTGTGACTCAAGCCAATTGGAACGGAGACAAGCTGGATGGCACCGGAACGTCTGGATACACCCTAGATATCTCTAAGGCACAGATTCTGTTCATGGACTTTGAGTGGCTTGGCGTTGGGTCTGTGCGGTGTGGGTTCATCATCAATGGCGAGTACATCGTCTGCCACACATTCAACAACGCTAATGACATCTCCAGCGTCTACATGACTACGGCCACTCTTCCTATGGGCTATCAGATTATTTCTGCGTCTGCGTTAGCAGCGTCCATGAAGGCTATCTGCTGCTCAGTGGCATCAGAAGGGGGCTTTGAGCAGACCTCTATTGAACATATAGCAAGAAGGGTAAATGCTACGTCAGCTTCAACTATTACAACTTCTTTTTACCCGATTGCATCTATACGTTTGGCATCTGGCGCACTTGGTGCCGTTGTGATTCCTTCATCGTATAACTTTTTGCCAACAACA